GCGATGCACTATGTTTGTGGGGACAACAATATCATCCCCATAAACGCGGACAGAATTGGCTAACTCCTTCTTTAGGATACGCCAATTCTTGTGGGAGCTAAGCTCATACGCACTTGCGAAGACAATGGACATAAAGACCATCGTCTCCATAGGGAACGTAAGAGCTGAACCCATAGACGCGAACTTGGCCAGACGGATTACTCCGTGACCAGGTACATCTGCAGTTCGGGAACGTGTTGCATCCACAGCACTAGCAAAGCTAGGCCAAGGCCGCAACAAATCACGAACAAGCTGATTAGACACGCGGTCACTAGCTTCAGAGAGGTCAATAGTAGATAATTGACGCGATCTAGAGCCTTCTTTCGCCATGAGCTGGTTAGGCTCTTGGTTTCGGATAGTGACAAGGTTTCGGAGGTAGTCATCTCCTTCGAATCCTTCCAGGAGTGATCGCATGAGAGCCTGCTGCATATATTGCATTGCAGTAGGTTCAATTGCGATGATTCTGGGCTTGTCGAGCGTTTTAGGAACGCAAATGACCCGAACAGGTCGTTCGCTTCCGGGTTCAAGGAACTCGACATCGTCGGTGACGTACTTCCATCCGGGGACAGCAAAGTCTCCAAATGGAAAGATGTCGTCAAGACGCCGGGGCCATTCAGACTGATTAAACTTCTGGTTACCGACCAGAAAGTCTGCTGTAGCTCCGGGGCCATGTTTGGGCAAGATATCTCCGTAGTCTTCCGTGCGAATCGCCCGGTTGACTCCGTCGATAACATCGCCGAAAAGCATGGCGAAAGAGAGACAGACCAGATCATCAAGGACATTTCGTCCTCGGGATCGGCCTTCCTCCACTTTTCTGAGTTCCTGTTCACATTGCACATACGAACTAAATGCCTTCCTTACGCGGTTTTCCGTGCAAGGAAGTTCTATTTTCTTATAGACAATTGTTAATTGTCGCAGAGAATAGATGCAGCTAGTACACGGATGTTGCAATAGCTCACCACTAGTTTCATCAAACACGTGGGAAAGGAAACCTCGTAGAAATACGGGGAGACCCCCTTTAAACCGGAAACCGGTAAAAAGGTCGGACCCAATACTACCTCTTTCAAGTGCCCTTTGGAGGCTCTTGTTGTAGGTAGGCAGGGTTATCGTAAGAAACGATAACCCTTCGTGTTTGAAACGATCTTGACAAGTTTTCCAGTCAAGATCGAGCCCTGTAGTGCAGCACCTGCTACCCAAATCATTGAGTAGCACATTCCAGAGCGACATAAGGCTTTTCATATACTCCTCCTTATAGAGGTACTATATCCATAGCCTTATGGCGCACTTACATCATCAGTTCTCGCCACCCAGAATCTGGGTAATGAGAGCACCGGAAGAGGCAGTGAGTTGGGCGATAAACCCGTCCACAACCTGCTTCTGCTCGACTACGGTGTAGCCGACTGGCGGAGTATCAAAAACAATGTACGCCGACATGGAGTACTTGTTGTTGATACCGGTCACAAATGGATCCGCAG